CTGAAATAATTTCAGCAGTATCATCTCCAGATGTTGCTGTGTAAAGAAGATCAACAGTACCAGAACCAGAAATTAAAGATCCTACATATTTTCTTGATGTATCTCCATGAGCAGTACATTCAAGAGTATCTTTTGTTGTATCTAATGTCCAAGCTGTTGTAGAAGCTATAGCTCCAACTGATCCAGTTCCGTTATCGAATGATACAGAGCCTTCTTCGCCACGAAAAAATGCCATGATTCTAAGAAAAATTTACTTATAACAATATATTACCTTGAAACTGCAACTTTCACAGTTATTTTTTCTTCTTTTTACGTCTATGTTGATAACTTATCTTTTTACTACCAGTTTTTTCTCTTTTAAATCTAGCTTTTTCTGCTGCTGTCATCTCTCCTAGTGTCTTAGGTGTCTTACTTGATACACGTTTCTTGGGTCTACAGGCAGGATAACCTCGTTTTTCGCCCTTAGAACGACCACAAGGTTTGCCAGTTTTAACATCAACCCAATTTTCTTTAAACCAACGGGTTAATCCACCACTACTTCTTGCCACGTTTTTTCTCCACTCTATAAGTACCACCACGTTTTTTATACTCTCGAACTAACCAAGCATTAGCGTAGGCAGAAGGATAAACCTTAAACTTACGTTTTGCTTCTGACTTTACTCTTGAGTATAAAGTTTTATTTACAGGAACATTCGCCACGTTTTTTACCTCCCTTCTTCTTCTTTTTCTTTTTCTTCATCCCAGTATGGTAAGGCATAGTAAGAATTAGGTATCTTAATATATTCTAAACGCAGTCTGGCCTAATGTCTCTGGTTTTGCAAGATTAAATTGTTGCAGACAAAGATAACCAAAAGCATCAAAAGCATGGTCAACTCCTAAGTTTTTATTAGGTAGACCAGTATTGGGTGCATAAGTAAGTGTTCTAAGTGATTTTATTAACTCCTTACAGCGTGGATGAATAAATGTCCTCTGATTTCCATTTGCATCTAACAAAGCAGTATTAACAGCAGTAATCTTATCTCTTATTTTCCAGGGTGCTTTTGGACTTAAAACAGTAAAACCATTACGTCTAAGTATCGTATGGTCAGTAACACCAACTCCACTTGTTTTTCTTGCACTACCCGTAGGATCAGGACAAGCAATGATTCTTCTATCAACTCCATACCTTCTGACAACCTCTTCAGCAAAATCCCAAGTTGTAGCCCCACCTGTCAGCATGATTTCATCAAACACATATAGGTTATTGTCATGCTTATATGCACAAAT